TCAAGTCCTTTGGCCGCGGCGTGGTGGTGGCAATGATCTGGGTGCGCTTGTCTTCCTTCTTGAGACGCACGGCAAACTGAATGTTGTACCAAGCCTCGTCGAGGAAGTCCCAAGCGGCCAGCTCATCGAGCCATGCGCCGTGATACTGGCCACCACGGAAACGATCAGGTTCGTTAGCTGATATACCCTTGATCAGGCTCCCGTTAATCAAAACGATCTCATGCAGGGCCTTGTTGTAGTCTCTGATCAGGATCGGAGGGATCACGGCAATCAGCCCTGACTCACCCTCAAAGCATGTACCCCGGACGTCCATCGACGTAGGGGCGGACACCAGCCAGCGGGTGCCGGGGTTCTCCCACGCCCACCACCAAAGCTGTTCAGCCGCTGTCCGAGTTTTTCCGGCACCTCTCCCCGCCAGCATTAACCAGATTGACCAATATGTACCTTGGGGTAGCTTCTGGTGATTGAAGGCGCCAGCGAGCCATTCTGTGCGTTTGGCATAGGCTACGCCGTGGTAGGGGCCCAGTCCCTTTAGGTTGTCCTCATCTGACAATATGTCGAGAACTTCCTTTTCGATGACGGCGCTCATTCAGCGATCCGAATAAGCTCAAGGCGCTTGATGGCCACGTCCATGCGTGTCTTAACCTCGACGTCCACAATGAGGTGGTCAATCTTCTCCTCTTCTGGCTTGAAGTCGCCATAGCGCTTAGGGTTGAACTTGGCCAACAGCTTAAGGCGCGTCTCAATCTGGAGCTTACGGTGGCCAAGCATGTCCTCCTCAGTCACGGTCACGCTGTCTTCGTCATCATCGGCGCCAGAGGTGAAAACCTTCTTCTTGCCTATGTGGAGGTTGTCAGCAATGTACAGGCACTCCTCCGCCATCTTGTCGTAGCCGATGTCGCGTGCGCGTGCGATGGCTGTGGAAAGCGCTTCGTTGCGCCACATCCAATCGTATACCGTTCGCCACGCAGGCATACCTTCCTGCCTGCATATCTCCCTCAAAGGTATACCTTCGCTTAGCTGTTCGCATATGCTTAACGCTATAGCTTCTGTGTACTTTGATGGTCTGCCTGTCTTTGCTATCTCTTTTGTTTGCGGCTCAACTGTCACGTCGGCGACAGGGTCGCTGGAAAGACTCTTTTGTTTCTTGGCCATTGCTGAACTCCTTTAACCCAAAGTTTAACGGATCTTTGTGTTCGTATGCAATCAGTCCTTCAATCCCCTCATGATCCTTCTATCCATGTCCTTGATGGTTAGCTTGAATTCTTTGTTTTGTTTCTCAAGGTTTGCGGCCTTTACCGTGGCATGCTTGAGCTTGGACTCCAACTCCTGTATGCGCTCTTCCAGCTCTTTGACGGTCTTCTCCACCGTTTCCGTCATCGCTTGAGTCCTCGTACATATGAGGCAAAGCTGGCCGTGGTATCCCCACCGTTGCGCATCTTGTCGAACTCGAGCGCTACCTCTTCGAGCGTGTCGTTTCTGATCTTGCTCGTAATCGGGTCGAGCTGGCGTTGAATCATCTGCCTTTTGCGCCAGCCCAGTGCTTTTTCCCAGATGTTCAGCTCTGCTTCGCTCATGAGTTTTTCTCCTTAAGCGCCCTTTGAATCACCCTTGCAAACGCTATCTCACGCTCACTACTAAACTCTTCTGTGTAGAACCCGTTAAGCAGTTCTAGTATTTCATTGCGCGTCAGGTCAGCCCAAGGGCGCACGTAATCTTGAATATCGTCATCCATTGCTTTCCTCCAATAAACTGTAAGCCGATAGTGGCAGTCCCTCTGTTGCATTCCAATTTTCGTAGACCAGCCTGCTCTTGCGCTTGTGCAGGACGGTTATGTTGCTGTCTAGGAAGTTGATCAGGACGCCCTCGACCTCCTCCCTGAACGCATCAGCGACGGCCAGTGCGTTTTGTAGGTCTCTCTGCCTGCGCGTGTCGTGAAACAGCATCAGGCCACCGAACTCTAGCGATTCCCACGTATTCAGGGCAAAGTCCAGCCTTTTCTCGTCGATGCCGTCAACGAAGATCAAATCAAACTTTTGGTAGAACTTCTCGTTGTACCCAATCATGATGGGCTGGGTGGCCTCGGGAAAGCGATCGGAAACCGTATCCAGAACGGCATGGGCCCATACCTTGTCGGTCTCCACGCATAGCAGTAGACGTGGTTTGCACTGGGCAAAGATCTGGGTGGAGCCGCCAACCCCAAACTCCAGAATTGAACTGCTGGCGCCGGCAAGGTCAAGCAGTACGTTCGAGTCCTCAACGGACAGGTCACCCACAAACTCTATTGGTCTTTGTTTGCTCATGCTTATTCCCCACAGAAGCAGGCGATGGCCTCTTCGTCCTGATCGAACATGTCGCGCTGGTTCTGGCTGAACTTCATGATCTGCTCATAGTTTGGGCGCTCCTGCCTAAACACGGCGTCCGATGGCTTCTTGGCGGTGGTCATAGCGAACTCTTCCATCTTGGCCCACCAGATAGCCCGGCTGGGTTTCTCTGCCACCAATGACGCGATCTGGGCCATTGGCTTCAAAAAGCACAAATCACAGTTGCCATGCATGGTCACGCCGTTCATGTTGGGCAGTCCCAGATCAAACGGTTGGCTCCGCCAGAACTCCCCGACGATCTCCTTTGTGACGCCGTCCGACCATAGCGGGATGCGTGACTTGTCCTGAATCTTTGCGGCCCGGCGTTGTTCGTCAGCCCGGATCCCCACCCAACACATGTTCTCAATGACCGAATAGCCAATATCGCCAAAGATGCCAAGGTCGCGCATGTACTTGGCCTGTGGCCGGATCTTGAGCTGGGCCGTACAAATTCTTTTGACCGGCGATGGCAGGTAGTTGTTCTTTCGGATCAGCTCCTCGAACGGCTCACCCTCCCTGCTGGCCGTCTCGTAGTCCACCACGGCGTAGCCCTGCTCGTTGTTCCGGTACTCGATCCAATGGATCTTGACGTTCCAGCGCGTCTCGCACTCATGGACAAAGGCTAAGGTGGCCTCGTCCTCTTTTCCTGTGTTCTGAAAGCAAACGATTGCCTCCTCTGGCAGGCGCATGTCATTAGCCTCCAAAACCCGATAGAGCATATAAGCGCTCGTCCTGCCGCCAGAAAAGCTGATGCAGGTTGGCTCAATGATTTTGTAAGGATTGGTCATTTGTTCTTTCAGGTCTCGGGCAATCGATTGGGGGCACAACAATGCACCATACGGCTTTGTATTGGCCCCTTGGCGCTACTTCCCACCTATCAATGTACACGTCAGGCATGTTCTTCAATACCTTCCTGACGTTATACTTTGATCTGTTTAACAGCTCCGATAAATCTTCTAAGGTTATGCCGTCAGGTATTCCGCGAAGCGTAACCCGTACGCTATTGATCAAAGACAGCTTCATTGAGGCCCTTTTTCGGTCTTTTGAGCCATTTTCTGGTCGCGCTGAGGGTCAAGGTGCTTAAGAAGCTGTTCGAGGTTTATAGGCGCTATTTTCTCGAGGCGCTCGATTTCGGTCAAAACGCAGTCAACCCCTGCGTTAAACCCTTTGATGTATGGGCTCATGTTGGTCTCGCTCATGCTGGCACCTCTTGAGCCAAGATAGCCTGCAAGCCTGCAAGAATTTGCTCAGCTTCTGTACGAGATAAGGTAGTGTGGGCTGTACACCCACGCATTTGGAGGTGGAGCCAAACCCCTCCCTCGTCCCACTGACAGACTGTTACGCGATGACCACACTCGGTGGTGACGGTTGTTTCAAGCTCGAGTTTCATGCTGGCACCTTTTTGTTAAAAAATTCAATCTGATCGCGTGTGTCATCTATTGCCAAACGAATGTTTTCCAAACGATCCCAGTCGCCCTCTTCAAAACAGATTTTGTCTTCGACCAACAGCATCATGAGGTGCTCTTCCAATTTAAACAAAGTAGTCATGGCCGGCTCCTTAAGCTGTAGTTGAAACTTTGATAACGGCGCTGGACTCACCGCGGAACTGAGCATTGAACTGCTCTTCGGTCAGCCCGGCAAACTCTTTGGTCGAGCGCAATGCGTTGAGCACAGCCTCTGCGTCCAAAGAACCGATGCGGTTTTCGATGGTGACCTTCACGCCGTACTTCTCACCACGGTGGGGAATGATCTTGCCGGCGGCGTCTTTGGCGGACACGTCGTACGTGTTAGCGATGATGTCTTTGAGAGTCTTGACCTGAGCGGCCAAGGTCTTTTGTTGGCGATCCAGAACGAAAAGCTGGTCGATAGGGTTAAGCAGTGACTCTACGGCGGCGACTGCTTGGATCTGTGTTGCTGTTGTCATGATGTTTGTCTTTCAGGTAACCTGCTTATTGCAGTGAGGCTATCTTAACTTAAAGTTAAAGCCGTTTATTAGGACAAACCCTAGTTTTTGCATTTATTTTGTGTGTTTTTGCAAAAATACAACATTATTTGTGAAATAACAGCTCCATGACCCGCTTCACGGTGACGTTCAGGGCATCGATCTCTTCCATCTTGGCTATGGCCCACGCCCTGCGCTCGCCGTGCCAACCCATCTTGCTCCCTTGGTGGCAGGACTTGCACAGAGCTACGACGGTGTACTGCCTATGCTGTTTGACGTGGTGCGCGTCGCTGGGCCCCTCTTGGTCGCACACAGAGCAGGGGAGCTCCTTGACCAGCCCGACGTAGGCTTTTTCCTTTGCTGTGAGGGTGTTGTTCACAGAGTGGCCTTTTCGATGTTGCGGTTAGAAGCCTCTTGAGAGCGCCACACGGCGATTCTTTCCTGCGCGGCTATCAGCATCCATCTAAGGCGCTCGCGCTCCTCCACGGCCTGTCTGAGGGCTTCTAGGTGCTCTCTGTAGCGTGGGGAGGCGTAGGCTTCACGCTCCTGCATGGCGGCAGTCTTGTACTCACCATTGCCATAGATCTCGGCGTTCTTCATTTCCTCGGCTTTGATTGTCTTCCTCAGCTCTTCCATATACACCTTTGTAGCCTCGGCGTGGGCGTACTCGGCGGACTTGGCAATCATGAAATCGACTGCGGCCTGTGGATCAATAAGTTTTTCGCTCATGTCTTCTCCTCTGGTTTTGCTAATGGGGTAAAGGTCAAGTAATCAAAATTTGCGTGCTTGCTCCACACCTTGATGTAATTGCACACTGGGCGGTCGGGGCACGTCCCGCATGAATGGTTTTTGGGGCTGGTGTTTGTCTCGTGCGAGCGGTGGTAGTACAGGACGTGGGGCACTCGCATAAACTTGCGGCCTTCAACAATCTGCATGAATAAGTCGCCGTCCTCGCACCCACCCGTGAGCTTGGTGTTATAGCCCTGCGTCTCTTTGAACACTGACATGCGAAACACGCCAAACGGGCGCCAGCCAAAGTAGGCCAAGTTTGAGTCTGCATCGGTGTGCATGTTGTACCCGGTAAGCTTCCCCTTGGAGTTGATGCCAGCGGTGTCGGAGTAAACCAACGCCACGTCTGGGTTGTCGTTGAGGGCCTTTACGGCGTACTCAATGGCATGCGGGTAGAGCATGTCGTCAGCGTCTAGGTGGCCAATCAGATCGCCCGTTAAATGCTTGGACGCGGCGGCGCGGTTGCGGGGCGTCATAAGGTTTGTCTCGTTCTGATACACCTTGATGCGTGAATCGCTCTCAGCAAGCTTCTGGGCCAGCTCAAATGTGCCATCGCTCGAGCAGTCGTCGTTAATGACCAGCTCCCAGTTGTCGTACGTTTGTGCCTTCACGCTATCGATTGCGGCCTTGATGTACTGCACGCTGTTGTAGCTGATCATCATGACGGAAAGCAAGGGTTTCATTGCTCAATCTCCACTATGAGTTTGCCGGGCTTGGCGCCGGCTATTCTGTAAATCAAAATTGGTTGAAAGAATTGGTCGTTCACAAACATTGCATCAGCCAAACCATCCAGCGCTCCCT